AATCGGGGAAAATGACAGGGAGTTCATTATAAGTAGCACTTTGATGTCAGATGGATTTGCTGCTTGTGATCCGCTGCATATCTTGAAATGTTGCATTATTGAAATGGAGGTACTTAAAACACCGTTTGGCTTTCCTCCTGCGGTCAAGTCTACCTTGACTCTTGTTCCAAAGCAATGAAGATTTTGGTCATCCCAGACGTACAGGCTAAACCAGAAGACGACTTTACTTTCTTATCTTGGATTGGAATGTACATAGTGGAAAAGAAACCAGACATTGTTGTATGTATTGGTGACTTTTCAGATATGCCTAGCCTATGCACCTATGATGTGGGTACTAAGGGCTTCGAGGGACGACGCTATACCAGTGATATTGGTGCAGGGCAGCAAGCTATGATGACTCTCATGCTACCCATCGAACAGGATATTGATCGACAGAAACGTAACAAGAAATTGGTGTATGATCCCAGAAAGGAATTGTTCCTTGGGAACCATGAGAATCGGATCAACAAGGCAATCAATCGTGATCCTAAGCTGGAGGGCTTAATTTCTGTAGACGATCTAGCTTATGAAGCCTTTGGCTGGAATGTCCATCCATTCCTAGAGGTAGGGGTGATTGAAGGGATTGCTTTCAGCCACTACTTTACTTCAGGGGTGATGGGCAGACCGATCACTACTGCCCAAGGGTTGCTCAACAAGAAACACATGAGTTGTATTGCTGGGCACCAACAAGGCAAACAAATCGCAATCGGGCGTAGGGCCGATGGACAACAGATCACAGGCATTATTGCAGGTTCCTGTTACATGCATGATGAAACTTACATGGATGTGCAAAGCAATCAATGCTGGAGAGGAATCCTGATGTTGCATGAAGTGCAGGATGGAAGCTTTGATGAAATGTTTGTCTCATTGAATTATCTAAAACGGAAATATGGAGGTTAAGCTATGGAAAAATTGAATCAATTTTTGGCGAAATGGCTGGACAAAGGTACTACAGGAGTGGTATCTGTAGTGGATGGAGTGGGTGGAGTTACCCATACCACTCTGGCGCATTCCCTTGATAGTCTATTTCGAGTCTTTGGAGCCACGGGCGTTCAAGTAGCCGCACTACTGGGCGTGGTGGGTTCAGCAATTACTCGGGTGAAATTAGCATTGGAACGGGCAGCGGGAGAGGGATTGCCTCCTTTCTAATGGGGTAATAGTATGATTACCCTAGAAGAATTGAAAATCTTTCTCATTGAAAACGTACCAGAAGTGGAACTGATGGAGCTATTGCAGCTAAATAGTGAAACACTGGTACGGACTTTTTCAGATACGGTCGAGGATAAATTTGACTTCATCTGTCATAAATATGGGATACAAGATGAAATACCTGAGTCTGAGGAATAAAAAGGTGGGTGACAAAGATTTGGAACTCCGAGACACCTACAAGAAGAAACGTTTGTTTGAAATACAGGAGCGGGAAACCAAGGCCCAATTGCATGAAGACGATCCTGAAGCAGAGGAAGATCAGGATATCGAAGAATGAGTTATACCGTCTATTATGTGGGAGGGCCATTAGATGGTTCAAAATGGATCAAGTCAGGGGTGAAACCCCCTGCGGTATTGGAATATATCAAGCTTGCTCCAACAGTCATTGGCCCTCCAAAGGAACGGGATACCCCGTTTCCCCAGCATCATGTTAAGTATTCATTACGACACTTAGCCTCAGACATTTTTATTGCACAATACAAGGGAGAAGAAACCTTTTGAACCTATACAACCATTATATCCATCAATCTCGCTATGCCCGATGGATTCAAAAAGAGCAACGGCGAGAAACATGGGAAGAAACAGTACAACGTACCATTGATTTCTTGAAAGAACATATTACCAAGAATTACCCAGAAGCTTACACAGGTATCCCGTGGGAGGAATTGCATGAAGCTATCTTGAATCAAGAAGTCATGCCATCCATGCGGCTGATTATGACTGCTGGCCCAGCCGCTGCACGGGATCATGTGGCGATTTACAACTGTAGTTTTACAGCAATTGATGACCAACGGGCATTCGATGAAATCATGTATGTCTTAATGTGTGGTGTAGGAGCAGGATTCTCTGTAGAACGGCAGCTTATTTCCAAGCTACCCGAGGTTGCAGACGAGTTCCACGAATCAGATACCATCCTCAATGTGCGCGATAGTCGGATCGGCTGGGCATCTGCCCTCAGGGAATTGATTTCCCTGCTGTATGCTGGAGCTATCCCAAAGTGGGATGTCTCCAAGGTACGGCCAGCAGGGGCACGACTGTACACCTTTGGTGGTCGGGCCAGCGGCCCGGAACCCTTGGTGAAGTTGTTTAATCAGATCATCAATATTTTCAAAGGAGCCGCTGGGCGGCGATTGAACTCGCTGGAATGTCACGATATCGTTTGCTTTATTGCCGACGCTGTGATTGTGGGCGGAGTTCGCCGGTCGGCATTGATTAGTTTAAGTAATCTATCTGATAATAGGATGCGGGATGCAAAAACCAACAACTGGTATGAGTTCAACGTACAGCGAACTCTGTCTAACAACTCAGTGGCATATACAGAGAAGCCTGATAATGGGACTTTTTTACGAGAATGGGCAACTCTCTATGACTCTAAAAGTGGAGAACGAGGAATCTTTAACCGACAGGGAGCCATTAAAAAGATTAAGCAGGGAGGAATTCGGAACCCTAATTACGCTTTTGGAACAAACCCCTGCGGGGAAATTGTTCTTAGACCAAATGGATTATGTAACCTGTCAGAAGTAGTTTTGCGTCCAACTGATGATCTGGATAATATCAAACGCAAGATCAGGCTGGCTACCATTCTAGGGACGATTCAATCCAGCTTCACTAATTTCCGGTATCTGCGGCCAGTATGGCGCAAGAATTGTGAAGAGGAACGGCTGCTGGGCGTGAGCCTAACGGGAATCATGGATCATCCTATGATGAATGGCAGCACTGTAGAGAAATATGAAGACTTAGGGCCAATGTTGGCAGATTTGAGGGGTTATGCTAGGGATATCAATGTTTGGTTTGCTGCTTATTTGGGAATTCCTACTTCATCGGCTATTACTTGTATTAAGCCAAGTGGGACGGTCAGCCAGTTGGTGGATTCCAGTAGTGGGATTCATCCTCGCTATGCTCATTACTACATTCGGGCTGTCCGTAGCGATAATAAAGACTGTGTAACTGGATTCTTGAAGAGTAAAGGCGTACCGTGGGAGCCTGAAAAGTCCCACCCTGATTCGATTACAGTGTTTAACTTTCCCATGAAGGTGCCAGATGAAGCTATTACCAGAACCGAGCGTAACGCAATTGAACAATTGGAGTTATACAAAGTATATTCTGATAACTGGACAGAGCACAACGCGAGTGTGTCTATTTATGTCAAAGAAGAGGAATGGATCGAAGTTCTTGCATGGGTGTATAAGAATTGGAATAGCTGTAACGGCCTTAGTTTCTTTCCGTCTGATGACCATATTTATGAGCAAGCCCCCTACCAAGAAATTACAGAGGAGCTATACAAACAAATGGTTGCGAATTATCCGGTTGGGGTTGACTTTCGAGACATGATTGAATTGGAAGATACCGCAAAAGGCTATCAGGAGTTGGCTTGTGTCTCAGGACTTTGTGAACTGTAATGTATATAGTTCCTTAAAGGGAAAAGGAAAGGAATTTGTTGATGAAATCTAAACCCCCGGCCCCACATGTGTTTGTCACTCGGAAAACACTAAGCTGGCCCTATTGTGCCAAATGCGGCCTTGTTGCACTGAAGAACAAGGCTACCGAAAAAGCTATACGAAAAGGATGTGGTGATGCAACCTAATGTATTACAAAGCTTTCAACAATTGGTAGCAGAATGCTACTTTCAATCTGCAGAGGGAGGTTGGTGGCCTGAGGATGTGGTCAACAACCCCTTGGTAGTGCCAGCCAAGCTGGCTCTGGTGCATTCGGAGCTATCAGAGGCTCTAGAAGGGCACAGGAAGGATTTGGATGACGACCACCTACCTGAGTTCAAGGCAATCACTGTAGAGCTTGCAGACGCCGTTATTCGCATTTGTGATCTGGCAGGAGCCTTAAAGCTGCCCTTGGCAGACGCTATCGCTAAGAAACTCCAATACAATCGGACTCGATTGGATCACAAGGCAGCTACCCGAGCAGAAGCACATGGGAAGAAATATTGAACTCTTGGCTCTATAGAGACTCTAATGGGAGTCTGCTAGTCAGAAATACATACCACATTGAAACAAAAGGAGATTTAATGCCTAAACCAACTTTACATGAATGTCAAGTAATCTTTTGCGATAATGTCAGCTACCTGATTGGCTTTGCATTCAACAAGGGTTACGAACTTACCTTTGGGGAAGCCTACCGTACGGCAGAACAAGCTGCCTTGAATGCTAAGAATGGCTCTGGGATTACTAATAGTCTCCATTGCAAACGGCTGGCAGTCGATTTCAACGTGTTCAAAGATGGACAATATTTGCGGAAATCTGAAGAACTACGGGAACTCGGAGAGTATTGGAAGAGTCTAAATCCTAACAACGCATGGGGTGGAGACTTCAAGAGTCTCCCAGACGGTAATCATTTTTCTTACAGCTACGAGGGTGTACGGTAATGTATGATGATTATGATGGGTATTCTGCCCCACGGGCATATGGAATGGGGTATAATGCATTCATAGAGGGGGTAGATTATTTCGAGAACCCTTTCAGCTTTGATGATGATCTAATAGATTTCTTGGATTGGCAGCAGGGCTTCATTGATGCAAGAGTGCAAGAATTAACTGGAGGTGTTTAATGGCTGGCACAGGACAAAAAGGTGGTAAGAACCGCAAGTATGGCCGGAATCTGAAATCTA